CTTGAGTTAAGGCTATCAAGGAACTAGTTTCGCAAATTCACGTTTATTGCAGTAGCCGGTAAGTGTTGTATTCTTCCCTAAACTGCGAGTTTTATCTGTTTGCGATTATGGCTTTTACTACTATGGCGGTCACGACTGCTACGGCTGCTTGGCTAATACCCACGGCTACGGCTGGGGGTTTAGGGCTTAGTACAGCCGCTACGTGGTTCACTATGCACTGGTGGTTTAATAAGCAATCGATGGGTGTTGTACGATCGGCTAGCGTGGCTGTAGGAGCCGCTGCTATTGATGAAGTAGATGACGCGCCACAGGCTGAAATTAGCCTCCCTGCACAGCCTCATTCTGAACCTACTATTAGCTCGCGTTTCGCCTCTCAGAGGAGTTACAAAGGCTATGCTCAAGGTAAGGCAGTGCTGCATCCAAAGTTGCCACCACTCCCTTCGCGGAGGGGTGGCGTAGACATGGGTTTGTTTAGGAGGGAGATGGTGGCGATTACGAAGTTGAAGTTTCCTCGTGCCGAGAGGACAGTAGCGATGAAGCAAGTGGTTGCTAGATTCGTTGCCGCTGAGATGAAGGTACAGAGACCAAATCTCAGGGCCATTGATATGGTGAAACATTTGGATTGGATAGTCGAGGTGTCATTCTTGCCCTCTGCTGAATACATTGAGGCCATGGATCTATATGGCTCGCAGCAAGTCTGGGACCGCTATGATTTAGCGGCCGCACCTAGATACAGGACGAATGTTTTTGCTAGACCGAATAGTTGGTGGAACCCTCTCAAGTTCATGTTGAGAGGAGTTCCAGTTGCGATGGACGGTTGATGGGGCCATACTGACGGATTCGGTATTGAAGCTACTCCTACAGTAGCCAAAGTGCCAGGTTTGCGAATCCGTCGGAATGGTCTCGTCCTGAAGGAGAGGAAGTACTCCCGAATCAGTGGGTTTTGTCCCACTGCGTATGTAGGAGCACATACCTCTTCTGTCAGTAACCTCGAGAAGGCGGTGGCCGAGCGTTGCGTCAATGAGAAATCAGAGACGGGCTTCGCCCCACCTCCACCACCACAGGCCGGTGAAGTGGAGAGAAAGTTAGGATGGTTTAGAGAGGAGCTTCGGAAGCTCGTCGTTCCCTGCGCCCCGATAAGAGATATTGACTTTGTCAATATGTACCGTGGCCCAAAGCGCCGAGTCTACGAGCAGGCGAGACTCTCTCTTTTAAGAGAGCCACTCACTGCAAAGGATTCAGAAGTCGATGCGTTCGTTAAGTACGAGAAGATTATGAAACCGGATGCAACTCCCAGGGCAATCTTTCCTAGAAAGCCGAGATTTAATATCTCACTCGGGGTTTGGTTACGGCCTATTGAAGAGAAGATGTTTGATTGGATTGGGGAACTTTGTGGTCCCAACACGGTGATGAAAGGGCTGAATGTAGATGACATGGGGAATGCTTTTAGAGATAAATGGAACAGGTTTGAAAGGCCTGTGGCTATCTCGCTTGATGCTGAGAAGTTTGATGGGCATGCCTTAGAGGATGTGCTCAAATTCAAACACTCAGTACAGCAGTTACCCTACCGATCGCGGGAGTTGAGACGGTTGCAGAAACGGCAGCTGGTCAACGTCATCCGGGCTGTGTGCCCTGACGGCTATTTCGTCGTGAAAATCGTGGGTCGAATTATGTCTGGTGATATTGACACGTCGATGGCGGCGGTCATTTTAATGTGCGCAATGACAGCATCGTATTGCAAGTGGTTGGGAATTAAGGCAGAATTTGGGGATAATGGCGACGATATTGTCGTCATCACGGAAAGGTCGAATGAGAAATCGTTCCTAGCCGACTATGAGAAGTTTTATAGAGAATGTGGGTTCAAGATGGCTTTGGAGGGTGTTGCTTATAGATTGGAGCACATCGTATTCTGCCAAATGAGCCCCATTGAAATAACTCCTGGTCGGTATAGAATGGTGCGTACTCTCAAACGTGCCTTAATCCGTGACTCAGCGTGCTTGAAGCCGCTTAGTAATGCCAAAGCCATGGTGACATGGTTGAATGCCATTGGGGAATGTGGACTGGCCTTGACGTCCGGCATACCAATTTACCAAGCCTTATACGAACATCTGCGCACTGTCCACGGCGGCTCTAAGAAGTCGCGGATGAAATTCGATAGAGACTTCGATAGTAAGCGAGCATTTAGTAAAGGAATGGTTGGAAAAGTTGTGCCTGTGTCTGACTGCGCGAGAGTTTCCTTTTGGGAAGCATTCGGGGTTGATCCTACCCAGCAGTCAATTTTGGAACAGGAAGTCTCGCAACTAAGTTTCAACTATGATATTAATGTTCACTTGCCCAATCAAATCTTCGATCTCCTCTAGCTCAATTGGGTCCCTAGGTTTAGGCCCAAAACGGTGGCTTTGCCTTAATATTTCCGTGCTAAACAAAATGCCGAGAGACTGCACGGCGCTCCTTCGT